TGGCGGCGGCCAGTTCGCCCTCGGCCTTGGCGCTGTCAATCAGCAGGTCGTAGCCTTTCTGTTCGATGGTGTTGCTGCGTTCAACCGCCGCTTGCTTGGCTTCCAGTTGGGTAATGTGTTCGCCGAGCGCGGTGTTGTAGCGGTTCAGCGCCTCATTGGCGGCAGTTTCGGCGGCGGTGACTTGCGCCAGTCCGTCCGGCAAGGTGGCCTGAATGCTTTTTAGGTACGCGGCTTTTTCAGCGGTCGCCTGCATTGCATCGCGCAGTCCCATCATCTTGACCACGTTCAGCTCCATCCCGGAACTCCAACCCGCCGCGTTATCGGTTCCGGCTTTGATCTGGCGGTTAAACTCTGCGGTCTTTTCTGCGGCAGTGGTCAGCTTGGCGCCGGCTATCGTGCTGACATCGGCGATCTTGCTGATCCCGGCCTGCGCCAGTTCTGTCGTTCCTCTAAAGCTGTCGGTGGTGTGAGTCGCATTAACCAGCGCCCCATTCCACTCGACCATGCCCGCCGTTCCTACCGCGGTAGCGGCTTTTAACTCGGAGATTTTCCCGCCCAGATTGCCGGTCGCGGCGGCGTGGGCATTGGTGTTTTCGGTGGCTTTTGGAATCTCATTCAGGCTGCGCTGAATCTCGGCGTTGTAATCTGATTCCGCCTTGGTCAGCGCCGTTTGGGCGAACTCGCTACGCTGAACTGCATCGGCTAATTTTTTCTGCCACTCGGCATAAAGTGGCGTTCCTATCGTCAGTCGTTCCAGAATCTCCCGCGCTTTTTCTTGCGCCGTGTTGGCCTCTTCAACCGCCTTTCGATAGTTGCCCAGCGCCGCTTCCGCTGCGGTCTGTGCCGGTAATGCCGCAATCCGCTTGGCGTTAAGTTCTTCGGCAACCTGCGCGGCCCGCGATTCCGTCTTGTTGAGTTCTTGCTGCGCTATATCGACTGCGGCCAGCCGTTCCTCTCGGAGTCGATCAATCTCATTGGCGTCGGTAATAATCCGACTGGTCTTGCCCAGGATGGCCCCGTGATCAGTGGTCACGGTTACTACGCCATTGATGCTGGTCGCCACGCCGTCATACGCGGACTTGGCTTCATTCAGCTTTTGCCGTTGCGCGTCCAGCGCATCATTCAATTTCCGCAGTTCAAGCCGATTAAGCGCCTCAGTCTGTTCCTTGAGCTTCTTGGTGTATTCCTCAGTCGAAACAGCCAGCGCATCGGTTGACGCCTTGGTTTTGTCTTCTTCTTTCCAGAGCAAAGCCAGCGCGGCCACGCCCATGATGACCCATCCTGTCGGCCCAAACAGCACGGCTTTAGCCGCCGCCAGTCCTTTAGTGGCCAGTTCTGCCGCCGTCATCCCGACCACTGCCGCCCGTTGCGCGACGATAAACGCCATCGTCGCGGTATACGCAGCACCCAAGGCATTGGCTAGCGGGATAAAGGCTGCCGCAGCCAGCCCGCCGGCAATCGCGCCGACGTTGTTCATCGCTTTGCCGAGTACGTCCAGCCCGCCGACAATGAAGCTGTTGACGTTACCGGCAATCGCTTTGAAGTCGAATGCCTTGACCAGGGTTTGCGCCGCTTCCCCGGCCACGGTCGCAATCGCCTTAATCCCATTGGTCAGGTCGGTAAACGCCCCGCCGCTGACCGCATCGGTAAACGACTTACTGAGCGCAACCGCGGCTTTCGCCAAGGGTTCCAGCACCGGTTCCAGAAAGGTCTGCTTGACGCTATCCCAGGCCGCGGACAGCGAAGCCAGCGCGGTCTTGAGGTTGCCACCCATCTGGTCAGAGGCGGCCTGTGCAGCGCCATCGGCATTGCGGAGCTGCTCGGTAAACGAGGCAATCCCGGCGCTCCCTTCGCCCATCAACGCCCGCAACGAAGGCCCGGCGGTTTCACCAAAAGCCAGAATCGCCGCCTCTGATTTCGCCCCGCCTGCCCGCAACGCATCCAATACCCCGCCCAGGTCACGGGTCGAAATGCCCATGTCATTCAGGGCTTTCGCCGCCGTGCTGGCCGGGTTCTGCAACTGGGTCAGGACGGCGGCCAGCCCGGTGCCTGCCCGTTCGCCCTTGAGGCCATTCTTGGCGAGCAGGTCGAGGACAGCGACCACGGTTTCCAAATCCATCCCGGAGGCTTTCGCCACTCCGCCCGCGGTCGAGAGCGATTCCGCCAGTTGCGTGGCGCTGACCGTGGACAGGTTTGCACCTTTCGCCAGAACATCGGCCATGCGTCCGGCTTCATCAAACCCCAGCCCCATGATCGCCAGCGAATCAGCCAACCGCTCAGCCGCCACCTCCATGCTGACGCCTTCACTGCGGGCCAGCGCCAGGACTTGCGGCAGGGTCGCTACCGCGTCCTTGGCGTTCAGGCCCGCGGCGGCCAGAATCTCCAAACCTTGCGCGGCTTCAACGCCTGTCACCCCAAACTGCGCCGCGACCTTGGCGGCTTCCTGTTGGAGCTTGACCATTTCCCCGGTGGTATAGCCGCCCTTGGCTGCAACCGCATCGAAGGCCGCCTCAAGATCCATCGCCGATGTCAGTCCGCCGCCGAATAGTCCAGTGAACGCATCGCGGAGTTGACCGGCTATCGCACTCCCTTTGTCGTCCAGGAACTTGAAGAACTTCCCAAACGCGGCGCTGGCGTCATCCTTGGCGGTAATCAGCAGTTGCAGGACTAAATTGCGGTCAGCCATGTTCCCAATCCCCGATCATCAAAACGGGCGGAGGATCCGCCCGTTGTCCTGCTCCGACTACGTCTTAAACCGCGCGACCATCAATAATCAGCGCCGGTTCGCCGTTAACCCCGACGTTAAAACTCAGATCAAACGACAATTCGGCATAGGCCGGACTGTCGGCTTTGAATACGATGTCGCCCGACGGGGCCAGCAGCACGTTACTGCCATACACATCGCGGTTAGCGCCCTTGGCGTTGGCGGCGATGAACCGAAACGCGCCATACACATCGGCGGTTCCTGAGGTTAATAATTGTTCGCGGGATACGGCGGACTTGGTGTAACCGAGCAACCAATTCACCGGAAGGCTAGGATGGACGCGGGCGGTGGGCAGGATGTAGATACGCCCCAGGGTCAAATCTACGGTGTAATCCGTAGTCGCTTGCGGCGCCAGAATACCAATACACGTCCAGGTCACCGTGCCGTCCGTGGTCGCGCCGCCGATGGTCGTTACCCAGGTCGGGGCGGAAGCGGCGGTCGTTCCTGCCGCGGTGCATTGGAAGATATGCGTGGGCGAGACCAGCTGCTGTACCTGAGCGCCGACCGCTTTAGCGGTGGTCGCCGCCCAGTTCGCCGGGGCCGCCGCCGCCACCGTGACCGCCGAAACGGAGCGCACTCCGGAGGGATTGGGGATCGTTGCGCCCAGTTGCAGGTAGCGATCCGCCAATGCCAGCGCCGCCTCATTCGTCACGTCGCCACTGGATTGCGCTGCAACATTGGCCTGTCCGGCGACAAACATCCCCAGGTTTTCCATGCTGATTTGCCGCACGGTCAGTTTCCCGGTGCGGGTGATTTTTACTAGCGTCTCATCATCCAGTTCCTGCATGCCGTTTTCGGCGGAATAGGACTGAATCTTGTCGCTGGCAATCGACAGGGTAAAGCCGGGCGTCAGACCCAGATAACGCTCGCCGGTTTTTACCAGCGCCGCGTTAAGCAAATCGAAATAGATTTTACCGCCGGGGATCGTGCGTTGGGCAACAGTGGATGCGGTCATAGGGAGTCCTCGAATCAGATGCGGGTGAATTCAAAGTTTTGCGTCCAGGCCACCGCCCAGATCGCAACGCTCAAGATATTGATGTGGCCGCTGTACACGGCCTCTGCGGTAATACTGGTGAGTTCCGGCGGTTGACAGAGGGTAGGAACGCCCCAAGTCTGGTCGGTCAGCAGCGCATTGATGACAGTTTGTGCAGCGGACATAGCGTATTCAGTGCTGGTCTCCGTAGCGGTCGCGGTGCCAATGCAATACGCGACAAAGCGCCCCATGGTCTGATAGCCGTTCAGTTCGTCATTGGGGCCGAACGCGCCCAGTCCTAACGCGGCAATCAGTACCCCGGGCGCATCGCCGAGCAATAAGGCAATTTCGCGCTCGGTGAACTGCCCGCCATGGGCCTTGACCTTGATCGGCGACAACAGCGGGGTCAGGGTATTCACCATGCCCGCCATGAGCGGTGCCAGGCTCACAGGACACCTCGCCCAAATAGCCGGGGATTACTGCCGGCAACGATGCCGGTAGCGACACTGCCCACGCTTGCCAACGGCGGCGGAAGGAGCTTGCCACTGGCGATGTCCATGAGGGTTCCCAGCGCCGTTTCATAGCGTTTCCGCCGATCCTTAAAGACCTCTTGCGAGGCCAACACGGTCGGCGTGACTAGATACAGCGCAATGTCCACGACCAGATCAATGACCCAACCGGGAATCGGCGCGACCAGGGGAACACTCCAGCCAATGGTGCGCAACGCCCGATCAATCGGGTCGGCGGCGGCGACCAGGGCGAGAGTGACCGCCGCGGCAACCAAAGCCCCGGCAGCGGTTTTCGGCCCGGCCCTGTCGAGTTCACCCGGATAGCGGGCTTCGATGTCGGCTTGGCTGGCGTAGGTCATGGCTTGGAGGTCTTCTGCCCGCGCAACAGGCCCGCCGGTCTCGTGCAGTAATGCAGAGGGTACGAATAGAGTTCGGCCCGTTGGAACGCATTCCGCGCCAAGTCTTTCACCATCAGCGCATAGAGCGGCTTGCCGGGGGTGTTGACGAAGTCAAAGGTTTCCGCCGGTGCCCACGCGACTTCAAACAGGCCCGGCACATTCACCGGTACAAATTTAACCTTGTCGGTGCCAATGGCGACGGTGCTGTTGTCGTCGGTGCCCCGGTAGTTGCACCAAGTGATTCCGCCATACTTGAACTGCTCAAACGGCAGGTTGTTCTGGCGCAAATCCGCCGCCGCCTGAGTCGCAAGATAAGTGCCGCGCACTTCCTTGTGCTGAGTCAGCAAATCCCAAAAGTTGTCACCACACAGCCCCAGCAGATAGGAACGCGCCGGAACCCACATCCCGCTTAAAGTGCGCTGCACCAGGCGCAAGTTGTCATTGCAGACCTTGCGGACGGCACCCTCGGCGGGGGCGGCGTTATCCAAATCCCAGTCCACCTCAGTCGGTTGAGGCGCACTCCAGTTGGTGAACCAATTGCTCAGGGTGGTGGTGCCATCGGCATCCATGACAATCCCTTGCACCGCGCCGAGCCGCATGTTCTCCCAGGTCAACTGAATATCGTTATTCAGCTTGGCGTAACGATCCGCCACTTCATTAGCAACCTGCTGCAACTCGCTTTCCGAACCAAAGGCCCGCACGTTTTGCAGTTCCTGAGCAGTGATCGTCGCCGCCTTGGCAATCCGCACCGTCTCAAAGTAGCGAATGTCGCGCTTGTCACCGGCTTCCTCGGCCAGCGGCCCACCGCGAGGGGTGGTCTGAATCAGCGACAACGCGCCGCTCTTGCCTTCAATCGCCGCCACCGTGGTGCGAATCGGGCGGTCGGTAAACAGCTTCAGGTCGCCCAACAACGAGGGCAGGAACGGTTGCTGATTGATCGCGCCGGTCAGACTGACCGCCGTGAAGGGGTTGCCGTTAAAAATGTCCATCGAGGCCATGCGAATTCTCCTAGCGGGCGATCAGGCCAATGGCCTTGAGTTGAGTGAGCGCGGCGGCTTGCTGGGCGGCGGTCACGGTCGTGGCCCAGGCCAGCTTGGCGGTTTCCAGTTCAGCCATCCGCACAATGGCGGTTCCGGCGGTGGCAGCCAGGCTGGCGTTAACCGGGGCCAGCAGAATGCCCATCGGACGCTGCGAGCCATCGACAGCCAGCGGGTTGAACGCCTGCACTTGCCCGGTATGGGTGGCGACGATGATGTTGAAGTAGTTGCCGAGGATGAAGTCGGTCGCGTCGGTCAGGGTGAAGTTGACGTGGTCGCTGGTGAAGGCCGCTGCGGCAGTCGAAGCCGTGCCCATCAGGAACCGGCCCACGCTCGCGCCGCTCGGGGCGATCACTTCAAAGTCACCGCCATTGGCAACCACGGCGCGGTTGACGACCTTGTAGGTGCCTAGTTGCGCCCGAGGCCCCAGGGTAATCGCGGTGCAGGTGCCGGTGCCGGTCGCGCCGACCACGACCGGAGTTCCGCCCGCACTGACCACTACGGTGAACTTGTCGGCGGCGGTCATGGTGCCGCCATCGGCGATGGTGAAACTCAGGTGCGAACTCTTGTAGGCGGTAGCGACCGCGCCGTTAGGTAGCGCCGTCCCATCGGGAGCCACGACCGTGAAGGCGGCGGTAGCGGCGGTGGCGGTCAAGGTGATGACGTAACTGCCCACCTGCACATCCGGCCCAAAAGTCAGCAGGCTCATCAAGCCGGTGCCCGTGCCGACAATCGCCGGAATGGGCGCCGCAGCCTGGCGACGGGTCAAGGCTCCCAACACCGCACCTGCGGTCAGGGTTTGGCCGCTGACGACCGTAACGGCCTCGCGGGAAAACTGGTTCGGCCCCTCAGTAATGAGGAACTCGGCGGCATAGTTGCCTTCGGTAAAGCTGAGAGTGGTCATGGTTAATCATTCCTGGTCGGGGCGATGCGTTTAAAAGCGAAGGCCATCACCGCATCATCGGACGGCGCGGGCGGTTGTCCGGCCACATCCGGCGCGGTTCCCAGTACCGACGGCGCGGCTTTGAGGAAGCTGTTAAACGCCACCAAGCCGCCTTCTTTCTGGCAACCGGCGCGATAGAACTCCACGGTCGCGGGGCAAATCTGCCCGGCTTTGAGGGCGACATTCAGCGCGGTTTCAATCTGCTGATTGAGTTGCGCGCCGCCAATGTCGACCAGTTTCTGCTCGGCATTGGCGGCGCGGCTCAGAGCCGCATCGTAGTCGGGGCGCGGGATGAACTTGTCGAGATCGGGCTGGCGACGATTGGCGGCAACCGTGTCCTCGCTTTCCCCTTCGCTTTTCAGCGCGGTAATGGCGGCGACAATGGCGGCAATATCAGCGCCGGCGTCAAGGCCGAGGGCGGCGGCAATGGCGGATAAATCCATCGGGGTTTGCTCCTGATTAAGGGCAGTGAGATTCAGGTTCGGTTGATTAGTCAGGCCCGCACTCACCAAGGCCACGATCTGATTGCCGGTCTTGGCATAAGTGAAGACGGGCGAGAGAAAGCGGTATTCCTTGGCGGTAATTTGCTGGGCGGCTTTGGGTGTCCAGTCGACATGACCCCAAATCGCACCGTTGCGGGCTTCGAGGCGGTCAATCCAGCCGGCGGCGGGCGCATCCAAGCCTTGCGGGGCGCGGTGTTCGCTGCTGTGTTCCCAGTCCACCACCAGCGGTTTATTACGGGCGGTGAACTCAGTCAGCAGCGAGTCGGGATTAGGGAGAGTCCAGGCGCGACCATCAGCGCCGGTAATTGCCGGGCCAGCCGGTAGCAGTTGAATCCAGTCCGGCGGCGGGGAGCCGTCGAGGGCGAGGTTGCAGGCGCGAGCAGTCAAGGCGTTCATAAAATTAGTATATCAGCATATTAGAAAATTAGAACGTATAAATATACTGATATTACAAGGCAAAAAAAGAGAAGGTTAGGCTCCCATCGCCCGGCTCAAATGGTCATTGAGAATATCGAGCAATTCCTGTTCGTCGCTGGGGGACAAGCCGAGGAATGGACGGGCGGGAATGTTCTTTTGCGGATTGCCGAACTGGTGAGTGGCACCGTAAATCAGCGGAGTGCCGATACGCACTTGAGTTTTTCCAGCCTGGTAGTTGAGCGTCCCCATCAAAGCGCCGCGATCAATCAGCGGCTTGGCGAATGCATAGGCCATCGCGGCTTTTTTGGTCCAGCGCCGCTCTTGATTAAATCGCCGGTCAGTTAGATGTCCGCCACTGACTCGCTTCGCCCGTCCAATCAGGGTTGCTTCCGACAGCTTTTTCCAGGGCGTTCCATCGGGCGCTACCGAGTCTTCAAACCGTTTTCGGGTCCGATTGAGCATCAAATCGCCGATGTCATGGAACACCGGGGTCAGGTCGGCCAGGCGAGCTTGCAGCGATTCAAACGCGGCTTTGACCTCAGCGGCGTTGCTGATCGTGAGTTGGATGTCGAGCGATGCGCCGGCCATCTTGAATTTTCCTTGGGGTGTGGTATCTAATTGATCGACTCGGTCGCGGTACCTGCAATCGGAAACAGGACGGTCCTTTACCGCTTATGTGGGTTCGACTCCCACCCGCCGACCGGGCACTTTGATGATCGTCCAATCATTGCCCTTGACCGCGCCAGCAACCGCTTCATCGCTGACGCGAAAGGCCGAAACAATCAGATTGACTCCGCCCTTGGTCTTTTTCGGATCAAACTCCAGCGCGGCCTTTGTCGGGCCCAAGCTCTCCGAAACAAAGATTAGCTTTCCCGAGTGGTTATCCAGGTAGACCGCGCCAGGCAGGCTCAGCAAACTAGGCAGTGAGCGCCATTCATCCAGCGTCAAGCCATTCTGATCTGCCTCATGGCGGGCTTGTTTTGCTCCTCGGGGCAAGTTGTCCCGAATGCTGATTTCTGCTGTTGCGGGGATGGGCTTTTCGTGATCGGCTAGCCATTTCAGAATGTCGGGGTCGAGTGATCCGACCATCGCTGTTTTTCCGCGCGGGAATTCATCAGCCAGCCATTCGTCCAATGTATCCATCCAGGCGAGCTGAGTTTCCATCGCCACTGCGTCTTTCAAGCTCTTCCACATCGCCGCTCCCAATGGCGCGTCCATGCCCGGCAACTTGCGAGCAATTAAATCGTAGAGCGGCGTGGTCTGATTCGCCCCCGGCTGATAATCCCATCCCCGATCCACACCTTCAGGCCGGGTAAACGGCTCATTGGTCTTAGGATCAACCCCTTTCACTTCTCCGTTGTACTGAATCTTGTCCTTGTCGCTGACCGCCAGCCCCTGCTTTTTCATATCCCGCTCGGCCAAGGTCTCGATGTAGCACTTGCAGCCGAACCCGCCGGGCGGTGAATGACTGGCCCACCACGGGTCATCATGCTTGAGGATCACGCCATCCCATGCCAGATGCTCAGGCCGCGCATCGACACTGGCTGGCGAATGGCGATAGCGCCAATACGGGCGGATATTGGCAATCTCCTTCATTTGCCGATAGCGCCCGGCGGAATAGCTGGTAAACAGGTTGGTGTCGTAAATCACTCAGATGGTCATTGAGAATATCCAGCAACTCCACTTCGTCACTGGCGGATAAGCCAAGGAACGGGCGGGCGGGGATGTTGCGGAGGGGATTACCGAATTGATGGGTTGCGCCATAAATCAGCGGGGTTCCGATGCGAACTTGATTCTTGCTGGCCTGATAGTTCAGCGTCCCGCGCAGGCGTCCGTAGAGGGTCAGGATTTGCGCGACGTTCTGTTTCTTGACCAGCGCATAGGCGGGCGAGAGCGGTTTCCAGGGTGTGCCATCGGGGGCGGTCTGGGTGTTGAAGCGCTCGCGGGTCCGGTTCAGCATGGATTCGCCGATGTCCTGAAACACTGGGGTGAGGTCGGCGAGACGGGCTTGCAGATTCTCAAACGCGGCTTTGACCTCGGCAGCGTTGCTGATGGTCAGTTGAATGTCGAGCGATGCGCCGGCCATTTATGCAGCCTCGTCAAAGTCCATGCGCCCTTGCCGTTGCGCTTTTTCAATCCGGGCGCAGGCGATGGCGAAGTAGTCGGGGTCAATTTCAATGCCGATGAATTTCCGCCCGCTGGTGACGCAAGCGACGCCGGTTGACCCGCTACCCATGTACGGATCGAGGACGGTTTTGCCCAGGCCAATCCGGGCGGTTTCCAAGCACCAGCGCATGAGTTCGACGGGCTTTTGGGAGGGGTGAGTACGCTTGGCGGCGGCGCTTCCGTCTTCGCCGGAGCGTATCAAGCCTTTCCAAAGGTGGCGGTAGATGGTTCGGGGCGTCTTGACGGATGTCCAGATGAATTCTGCATCTCGGAAATTGTCGTTAGGCCCGGCACCACAAGACTTGTCCCATACCAGCCATTCTCCATTTTCAGGCAGTGAATGAGCGTAGTAATTAGCACCAAAAAGCAAAACCTTATCAAAACCTATGAACTGATTAACATCATCAAATCTGCAATCATCGCCGATGATTGGGCGCGTAACATGATATAGCGGCGGATTATGGACGCCGGAAGATTTGCCTGAATTCCCTTTGTTGACATACCCAATCCCATACGGCGGGTCGCTCACAACCGCATCTACCCGCTTGCGAATGCTCGGCAATATCTCCAAGCAATCGCCCAGATACAGCGTGGCGTTGCCGATGATGGCGGGGTTCATGCGGCTTGCTTCAACTCTATTTCTGGATATAAGACCTCAAGAATCCGCTTTGCGCGGACTATTTCCCTCTGAATAGTGGGGTGCGCCTGATCTTCGGCCTCTAAATCGTGTAGCCACTTTTCCCAAACAGCGCGCCCAGCGCCCCGCTCAGGCGAATCAATAAACATGTCAGAAAACATAATCTCTACCTCGCCCGTTTGATGGCATAACGTAGCTCATCCACAATCCGCTCATACGCGGCACGATCCTTTTCAAAGTGAGCCGATAACGCAGGGCTGAGCGTGTATTGATACTGTATCACGCCCTCCGCCGCCAGCGCCAAGTTGACCAAATGTGCATCAACCCCGGTGATCGACATCCCTCGCCGTTGCGCTAAATCAACTTGCTTCAGCATTTCGCTATCTACAGCATTTATGTCCGCTGTAAAATTCTTCATATCCCCACGAGACGCCTGATAGCGTGATCCGTCATGACCGTGAGCAGTTACGCTCGCCAAGCCGGGGCGCAAATCAAGAAGTTCTAAATCAACCAGGCTTAGAGAGAAGCTTTCTGGATGATTGTGGTGATAAGCAATCTGCTGGTTAGGATCCAATGCCTGTTTTGTTAATTCAGCAGGAATAGAAACCCTGTCCGGCTTATGGCTTGTAGCACGAGCTAATAATGTCCCCGTCTGAAGATCAAAGGCGGACAAATGTTCGTTGCCGTCTTTTTTCCCCTGTCCTACCACATACGCCTTTGCATCACCTTCCAGTTTGGAAAGCTGATCGACAGGGATTGTTCCCGGTTCAGTCGGCTTGGTCTGTTTGGGTAATTCGCCTCTGGGGCGGGATCGGCCTTCCAGAAAATCGCTGTTGTTGTCGCTCATCCGTCTTAGTTTATCCTCTTTGAGCTTCTCCAGTCGCGCCAGATCCGCCACAACGCTGGCCCCCGGCTGATAATCCCACCCCTTGTCCACTCCGCGATCCTTGAAGGGAATCTTGTCCTTGTCGGCGACCGCCAGCCCCTGCTTCTTCATGTCCCGCTCGGCTAGCGTCTCGACATAGCACTTGCAGCCGAACCCGCCGGGCGGTGAATGACTGGCCCACCACGGGTCATCATGCTTGAGGATCACGCCATCCCAGGCCAGATGCTCAGGCCGCGCATCGACACTGGCCGGCGAATGGCGATAGCGCCAATACGGGCGGATGTTCGCGACCTCTTTCATTTGCCGATAGCGTCCGGCGGAGTAGCTGGTGTCTGAACGGAAAGTTTTTTATGTTATAAATTAAATACTTATTAAGAGTAAGTTGTGTTTCAAAACAAAGTAATTGTGTTTATTTTGTTGTTTTA